TTTTGGAAGACATATTCATAGTCTTCAATGAATGTACCAGCAGCATACTCACTTAACAAAGGACCATCAGCACGAATTGGAGTTGGGTTCGTTGCTTCGTCATATATCAATGCTAATTTAATTCTATAAGAAGATACAATCCTTTTAATACCAGAAGACTGATCATCTGCTTTAATGTACCCATAAGGACCGTAAATTGGGTTTCCATCAAATGACCAACCTATAATTGGTGAGTGTGATAATCCAGCATCCAATTCTCTAAGATTGCCTGTAGCAGGATCTCTATAGACATTATCACCAAGAACAAATCTTAATTGTTTAGGATCGGATACGTGTGCGTATTCACCACCATACTGAGTGTTATATCCAGCAAATACGTATCCTCTAGCAGGGTCTAAGTTACCATATTGCTCTGTTTCTAAGTTCTTAGTCCACTCAAATACATTTGCAGTAAATGTGGCAAGTTCACCAACTGCTTCTAATCTAATAGTTGTTGTACCAGTATTATATCCAACACCACGGTTTTCAACGGAAACAGTAAGTACCTTACCTTTATCTTCTCCACTAGTACCAATAGTTGCTTTACCAACAGCACCATATCCTTCACCATTAATAATAACTTTTGGAGGTGAAGTATATCCATCACCAGAAGCAATAACAGCGATTGAAACAATACGACCGTTAATAACGATTGGTTGTGCAACAGCACCTTCACCAGAGTTCAGTTTGATTGTTGGTGAAGAAGTATATGATTGTCCTGCATTAGTGACTGCAATGCTCTTAATAGGACCACGTACAGCAGCACTTGCAGTTGCACCTGCTCCATCACCACCAGATATAGAAACTAGTGGTTCTGAAGTATACTCTTGACCAGGATCTCCGACAAGAATCTTAGTTACTACACCATTAGTAATAACAGCAGTAGCAGTAGCACCAAATCCACCACCACCTACAATACTAACAAGAGGACTAGAAGTGTACCCAGTACCACCTGAGGTGACATCAATTTCATATAGTGAACCATTTACTACAACAGAAGCAGCAGCACCAGCTCCACCACCACCTGTAATTTCGATAGCAGGAGTCGCTGCAGCGTCATATCCTTTACCAACATTGGTAATATCGATACCTGTAACACCACCATACTTAATCTTGCTCTCAGACTTATAAGACCAAGCAGCAACACCATTAACCCAGGTACCTATAGGTCCAAATTCAGTTAAGGGACGTTCTGATACAGTTTCTACTATTCTTGGAATTCTACTTAATTTTCTTTGGTTACCTGGAATTAGGGCAGATCCTATGAAAGGTCCAACCTTATAGTTTGGTATACCAGTCGTTGCAACATAAGAATAGTTGTCATTGAAGAAAACATTCTGTATATTGGTAGTAAAGTCTTTTATAGTACCACTAATACTCTCAACATCAGACTTACCTCTGTTCAAGTCAACTGACATCAAGATATTACCCTGTGGAGGGTTCGGTGAAGGAGCCTCTATCTGATAGGAGAACGTAGTAGCATTAATACGTGATGTTACTTCAAACGTACCATTGAAGATCGTTGGGTTAGCACCATAGATGGTTACAGCATCTCCAACTAACAAACCGTGATTATTAACGCTATAAACGGTTGCAGTCTGATTATTCAGACCACCTGGCTCAATATTAGTAACTGAGATCAGTTTCTTGACGTTATAAAGCCAAGATGTTATCTTTTTATCAGTAGTAGAAGAACCAAGCGATGCAACGTTTAGTTTATCACCAGCCAAGTAATAAGAACCAGTGTCAGACAGAACGGTTCCAGTTGCTTCAGCAATACCCAAAATACGAAGTTTTACTTCAGTATCAAGCCCTCGATCAACATAACAGAAAATATCTGAGTAAATCGTCGTACCACTATCCCAATCCTCAACAATACCGTTCTTAGAACGTGTACACTCAATAAACTGGTTTAATGATTTCTCTTTGTACTGTACATACTCACTATCACCCATTATGATAAGACCATTTCTCTCTGGCCAACCAATAGTAGAGTCAACAGTAATGATTGAATCTATTGTATCAATTGGTTCTACAAGAGTAGTTTTGTAGGGTATGGTGAATTTACCAAGTAAAGTTTCTTCAGATATGGATAATTCGTATATTGTACCTACACCAGTATTGATTGCAATTACGTTTTCAACCAAACAACTAGCATCTTTTACGCTAGTGTCTACAGCATCAGCAAATTGGAATAACTGAGAATCCTGGATATTTCTTGAATCACCACTAATAAGTTCAACACGAATAATTGTGTCTACACTCCAAGTAGCAGCAGATGGAGTAATTAACTCATTTTTAGGATAAGATACATCAACTGTCTCAGAAAATAGTATTTTAAAGAGATACTCTGTAGCAGTTTTGGTACCTTTTGAGATATAAAAGTCCTTGATCGTTTTAATGATCTGAGGAGCATTTACCTTAGTATAATCAATTGGAGCATTAGGTAAAAACTGATTTACAAAACGCTGATACAATTCCTTAGAGAATAAAGAATCTAAGTTAGTAATTGCAGTATCTTTAGTATGAGAAGACTGAGTACTATCAACTTCTTTAGTGAATATCTGATTTCCTCTCTGATCAAACTCAGTTACACCAGAAACCCCTCTCTTACAGTCTCTAAACTGAGATGGTTCGTATTCTTCACCTGGGTTATGAATAGTAAATCCTGTTACTTCACCAAATCCAACATCACAAGATGCTGCAGCAGATTTTGGTTCAGCAATAACAACTGTTGGAGGCTCAGTAGATGAATATCCACTTCCAAAACTGGTTATATTAATATCAGTAATCTCACCATTAAAGATGGTAGCAACAGCAGTTGCACCTATACCACCTACAGGATTTCCAGAAAGATCCTTTCTATTATCAACAATATAAACAGAAGGAGGATCAGTGTACCCTCTACCACCAAATAATAATTCGATATCAACTAATTTACCACCACTTACTGATACATCAAGAATTTGAGCACCAACAGGGTCGATTATACGGCATCTAGGAGGAGTTGTATAACCTTTACCTGGAGCAACGATAGTTACACCATTTACCCTACCAACAGCGTCTAGAGTCGATATAGCAGATGCCTGGATAGAGTTAACAGCAGTAGGAGCTTCAATCCAAACTGTAGGAGCAGTCTTATAATTTAAACCACCTTCATTTACAGTAATAGACCCAGGATTTACTGATCCTTCAGCATCAATAGTTGCATCAGATATCTTTGCACCTGATGGGTTTGTAAATGAGATAGATGGAATAGTATCATATCCAGAACCTGAAGAAGTTACATTTATTGTAGATACTTGTCCAGTTTCAGAATCAACAACTACAGTTGCTTTTGCTAAAACTCCTGAACTGTCTGCAGGAGGGTCAAATATTACTATAGGAGGGTTATCTGGTGTATAACCTTGTCCACCATCAATTAAACTAATATCCTTAATACCATTAACAAGTGCTTCAGCAGTTCCTAAAGTACCTTTTGTACCAGCAGGAGATAGAATAGTCGTCTTTGGAGTGAAGTTTAACCTATATCCACTACCACCTTTCTTTACAATTATATCGTTTATCTTACCATCTTCAACTTTAGTGATTGCAGCAGCACCTTTACCGAATTCTGGAGCAATTAGTTCTACAGCACGTACTGTAATCTTATCTTCTAGATCTAATCCTGTATTGAAGATTATTTGATCTTCATAAACAGTAAAATCAATAAATGGATTTTTTGGAACTCCATTTATAGCAACTAAACAAGAAACAGTAGAAAGTGGAGTATATTTTGATGTATTCTCCTTTAAATGGAATATCTTCTGATATGCTGTATCTACTGTAATGGTATCCAGTACTATTACAGGTACACTGGTATAACCAATCAAGTATTCTATAGTAGTTGGAGCACTAGACCCTTGAGGGATGCTTGGAGCGGTGTCTCCTATGAACCGTATAGTAGCACCTTCTACCACATACTGTGTGGTAGGCTCATACTGAATACCATTAATAATTACACGAAGATATTCAGGAGCAGATGGCGATATTGGAGTACCAAGAAGATTCAGATTGAATTGTGTCTTTACACCATCAACTTGAGTTGCAATACTCTCAAGTAATTGAATCTTTCTATTAAATTCTAAGTTATTAACACCAGGAGTGAAAACTACCTCTGGTGACTTTGTTGTGGTCTCATAATATATGATCTCATCGTCAATCTTTATAGTACCATCTCTGTCTAAGAAATAGTCAACAGTTTCTACGGTTATATTGTTATCAGTCGGTGTTATATCCGATAATACTACCGATGATGAAGATATGAAATTAGGATCATATTCATCGGAACTGATATCAGTATAACTGAGAATATTGTTCAGAACATCATAAGGTCTACCAGACTTTTCTTGCGATTTGTAGTATTGAACCATCAAATCGACAAAAGCCTGATCCTCCTCCTTTATAAATGCAGGAATCTGATCCTGGAGTCTTTGGGAAACCTTAACTGCCTTCATTTGTTGTTATCGTCTTAGAAGCAGGTATCGAAGTCTGGATATTCGAATACCGTGGTTGGATAATCAATGATATTTATCGAGGTTCCATCGAAGTTAATTGCGGTAAAGTCGAATGGATCGAATGTTGGAATATTACTTCCATCAATTGTGTAATCAATAGTAATTACTTGTGGGTTAAAGATAGTAGGATCGACACCTGTACCGATGTTGACATTACCAGCAGAAAGAATTACTGTAATGGGAATACGATCTGTACCATCTGGAGTTTGCTGTACACTTATAGGACCCAAACAAACTTGTCCAGTCTTATAGTTAACTGTTCCAACCCCTTGCTTCAAAACAACTTCTGCCTCATCCAGTTTAGTAACCATAATCAAAGAACCTTTACCGTCATCGCGAACGTTGACAGGTAAAAGTGCTGAAGTATCATTCTCAATGAATGTACTTGTACTTAAAACAGAATTGGTAGTAAGTTGTTGACTCTGTACGGCAAGATTAAGTAAATTCTCCGTATATCCTGTAGAATAGAAAATACCTGATTTAACAGCCGAGAATTTGGGTTCACAGGTAGATCCTGTACCACCTGCACCAGTAGTACCACCTGAAACATCACTAGGGTTCAAAATTTCATTACCAAAGTCAACGCACTGAGTAAATGTTGACCCAAATGGGAACCCAGTAACGTTCATACCCAATGTCATCGTAGTAGTATTACCACTGATAGCATTATCAGAAGAATCAACCATAGTCTGAAATGCAGAACCATCGATTCTTCCATTAAATCTATTCGCTGACCCTTGAGAATTGTATTGATCTATAGCACCCAGTACCTTCGTAGCAACTTCGTTATTGGATTGTGCTGTCTTAGTTCCGTCAAAGAAGACATAAGACTTAGGACGAATGTACAATGTTGTAGGATCAATGATGACTGGCTCAATAGCAGCCATTGAATACTTCAAAAGATCTGTTTTTATGCGCTTCTTGGTAGTTTCGTTTAAATTTGCACCGCTCTTAGTTCTTATGGCAATGTAAACCTTCCCATATACGGGTGGATATACACGCTCACCACCATATGCCGTTACAGACTTTGCTGATGGATAAACGTTTTTAGTGATATATTCGTAGTCAGACTCTGTGACTGCCCTATTCTGGGATGAATATGCCCTTGGAGCGTTATACTTGATGCTTATAATATCTTCTCCTTCTTCACCAGACTGTGACGCATCTACAGTTGCCAATGATATGTTACCAGCTGGTACTAAGCGTCCTGTATTGTCAACTACGCGCCCAATAAAGTTAAATTTCTTACATCCGTTTGCTGCTGAACCATCTGTGCGTACATAGCGCATCTTAATGACTTCACCTGCAATCAGTTCGCGGCAAATAATACCATCTCCGAAAATAACCTGATATCTAAGGTCATCAGTTTCCTCAAGGAAGTAACCACGAGTAGTTCCATCGACATTAACAATGTTGGTAACACGATTATAAGTGTCGATCTCCTCTGACTGTGCGTTAGGTGAGATAGAAACATACAGTAACTCTGTATCAACATTATCAACAGGAATCTCATACTTACGTTGTTTTACATCAGTTACGGTATACTTGTATTCTAATAGGTTACCTTGATATATTACTGTCTTCTTGAAATTAGCAATACCACTAGATTGATCTACAGCAGCACTAATATCATTAGGTACAGTAAAGATGTATGATTGACCATCTACCGCAGACATAAAGACATCTCCTTTAGGGAGTGTACACTGTGCGGGATATATGGCACTATCACCAACAAATGTTGTTTGTACAGAGAAATTGATACACGCTTTAGATGCTTTAATAGATCTTGGTGTGTAATTTAACTGCTTTGCTATCTTAACTACGTTATCACGAATAGTGGCAGACTCAAGGAATGCCTCGTTCATACTCATATTCGCGTTAAACGAAGAGTAGTATGTGTTATATGCTAAAACATCTAATAGGTATGAAGCGGCTGAACCATCAAAGTCGTAATCGGTAAACTCTGTTCTAGTTCGAAGGTACGACCTAATAGACTCTTTAATTTCACTAAAGTCTAGGGATGTTAAATTGGATGGTATCGCAGCCATTGATTATGCACGTTCTAGTAGGAATTCAACAGATTGTACGAGAGTTTCACCTATAATTGTATAATCAATCTCTATATGTAGTGTGTTTTCGTCTGACTTGTCTGGAAATAGTCTGACCTGATTTAAACCTACTCTTGGTTCGAATCTAGTGACAACGTTCTTGATTTCCTCTTTAATTTCTTCAGCTACGAAGACATCAAAGGGTTCAAACAACATTTCTCTTAGACGAGAACCTTTCTTAGGTTGAAAAGGTCTTTCTGTATATCCTGTACTGACAAGATTACGAATAGACTGTTTTATGGCATTCTCGTTTTTCACCATAGAGAAGTCTTCGGTATTAGGGTTTGGTTTGAAACCAATGCTAAAATCCCGAAATGCTCTGCTGAGAGATCTATCTGCCCTAAAGCGATATGCCATTTAGTCTTTGTTATGTTTTTGCAGATATTTATCTGATCTTGGATCAGTTATTAGATACTTGCAATGTTCCCACCCATTCTCCTTGAATTCCTCACTCATATCGACAGGTCGCCTTACGGGACCTTTTGTCCATTCTGGAGGTACTTCTGGTTTAGAATTCGTCATAATTACCACACTCCACACTATTTAGCGAGTTCTGTGCTATAGTACCTATAGTTAGTTAGAGAAAATGCCAGTTAAGTCAAAAGCAGGATCTTGGGGTTCAAACATTTACATTGATCCACCAGCCAAAAAGACCAGACAAGGAAATAGCAAAAATACAAAATATGCTGCTACTAGCCGAAATAGTGCTAGAAAAGCATATAAAGGGCAGGGACATTAACCTGCCAGTACTGTAGCAGAGCCAAAAGCAACTACAGAACTACAAGGCCAACTCAATTTAGGTTTACCTGCTCCCAGAGGGTCGATTATTCGTATCACACGCCTCTTTAAGGCGAATACGGTAAAAGTAGTCGATTCAGCTACTCGGACGTGTCCTACGCCTCCCATATCCTCCATTGTGAGCAATCCACATAGTATAGGTGTTGGAATGATACAAGTTAACTTACCACAAGGACACAGATAGTTAATAATATTAGTTGTAACCGAAATGTGAGGTGTAAACGTATCCATTTCGAGCATAATCGGTAGTCTATGGACTAAAACCGTTGCTCGGAGTGGATTCATTGCTTCTAGAGGTATTAGTGGTTGTGGTGGCCACCAACAAGTCTTATCTTTTATCGTAATACTATATGGAATCGGTGGAGATCCACAAGGTTGTGTACTATGAATAGTCGCAGGAATAGGTATCCCGTGTCCCGAACACGGAAGTCCATTATGAAATGAAACTGGTCGTAAAACTCCTAATGCCATTACTTAACGTCAAATGTTAAATCGCACTCATCAAAATATGGGTTACCAAAAGTATTTAGTGAATCGTCTAATAATGTTGCACCTGCGCCGCCCCAGTTCCTATAGTTGAGAGACCCCTCATAAGGTCCCATTTCCATATGATTCTCTGCATTAACCAATTTAGGGGGAACAGCAATTGCAGCGTGTGTAACCTCTTCTAGTGCCTTTCCACAAGGTGATGCTACAACAGGTGGTGAAGAACAAGGATTATCTGCTGCTATTGCATTACCATCGCTATCATAACCTGCATTTACATCCAAAACACCATCTACAACAAAATTGTGCCAGCACGGATTAGGGAATTTACCACCAGAACAACTTGATAAGGTTACACTATTGTAGGTTACAGTGTTAGTTTGTCCTGTAGGTTGACCGTTACCATCAACTTGTTGCTGTACTATAGTCTGTGTAGCCCATCCAGTGTAATTTCCAGCACCAGCCCACGTTTCAAACTGCTCAAGTTCGGTCATATTTGAAAGTCCGTAATCATATGTCTGCTCATCCCCTCCAATTGGAGCAAAAGTGTACTGTCCTGGAGAAGATTCGTAACATCTTCCCTTTGCTTGACCATTACTACAAGGGTGTGAGTTCTTAATATCACCTGAAATCTCGGTAACACGTGGTCTTAATGTGGCAGGATCACCCATACTCTTCAAGAAATTGAGAAATTCCGTGTTTGCAGTTGCTCCAGCACCAGAGACATCACCTTCAAATTGTATACTAACTCGAATTCTTGCCATTTCTCGCTTAGAACCGCAATATTTAAAGGGCATATACCCAAATACCTTCTCAACTCCGTTTTCATCTAATGAAGTATACGGACAAGGTATGTCAAAAAAGCGTCTAACCTGATACATTTTAGGTTGTCCCACCTCTACACATCCGCTAGGGTAGATTCCTGCCATCCCAGAAGACATTTTTTTCTCTACGGTACCTGAAACTGGTGCAGATTGCTTCCAAGTATTGCTAATCCACTCATTATTGGTGTTCCAATCTGGCGCAAGTGTCCTTAGTTGTCCAAAAACTGCCTCTTCATCCCAATTTCTAGCCCAATCTGTCCAACCTACACCTGAATCTGGCTGAAAACAGTTATTTGGAATAACTTCACCACAGAATTTCGTCTTTTCTTCTGTATCAACATCCGTCATTGTCAAATATCCACGCTTTACACTCGTTTCTTTGTTCTTATTGTACTCTTCGAACATACCTTGCATATCTTTTCTGTTCGATTCTAGTTTTTGGTTGGCTTCAGGAGCATCTCCACCAAATTTTTCAGTAGATTTAGCAAATTCGTTCTCATATGGTAGGTTTCCTTCACCCACAAAGGTATCAACACGGGTATCTGACTCTCTATCAACCACAACAATACGAGGTACAAAGTTAGGAGGGTACCCATCACCAGCATCCGTAATTATAACTTGATCAATACAACCTAATTCATCCACTGTTGCTCTAACTTTAGCTTGTTTTAGCACTCCAGTGAAGTCTGACTCAGTAGTGTACTGTTGATTACTAATATCTGCAGCAGTTTGACGGAAATTATCTTCAGAACGTCCGTAATCAAGTGTATTAGTCATCTCTAACTGCACTTCTGTCGAAGTATCGCTAGTAAAAGACTCATTTACGTTTTTTGCGGGATCTATGAACCCCTGATCACGTAAAACTTCGGGAATTTCAATAGAAATCTCTGGAGACTTGTATCCAGACCCCGCATTAATGATTTGTATACTCGCTAACTTACCCTGAGCATTTGTAATTCCGTGCATTTCTGCTACATCAATAGATCTTTGAGGAATTAGTGCATCTGGGTCAACATTGACTCTAGTATATGCTACTTTCTTCGGAAATTCATATACACCAAATACTGCACCTTTATCTTGTATACCAAAACCAGCTAGCGCAATAATAGTACCACTATTTTGTGAGGTATACGTATTATTGTACACAAATGCGCCACCATTGCCTTCTGCTTGTAATTGTGTCAATTCCATATACCCACAATTCATCTCATCACCAAAATATCGCACTGCAGTAATCATCCATCCGTTAATACGCTCTCCTATAGCAAAGAATCCCGTAGATGAAGTATATCTGAAGAATAAACGGTGATCATCAGTACCAGCAGTCCAAAATGACTCTGCTCCACCTGGAGTTTGGTCGGGAACGTCCACAAATAGCCTTGTTTTCTTCGTTACCCACGCAGATTCCTTAATTTGGTAATTATATGAGTGAAAATCACGTGTTACTGTACAAGGATTGTTTTGATAGTCTTGTTGGCAACAATTTGCATCAGAAGTAACCATATTAATGCCATATATGGGTCCATTCCACGGATATGACGCATCATAGAGGTAATATACGAATTGACCCTCAAAAGCGTCGTGAAAACCGAGGAATTTGGGCACAGCTGCCTTAACTGCCCCATTTTTGCCATAAAACCACTCAAAATGGGCAGAATCGGTCAATATTTCGGCATTATCGGGGTCTCCCCACCCTTTTACGCAAGGAACGTCCCCTTTTTCGAGCAAATAGTCGTCTGTAGTGAAGGTTCCGTTCTGTTGGTAGTCCCAATCGTACCATCCACTCCTATCAACTTCACCAGTGTCGTGTGGTTTTCCAACTTCTATGATTCTTGCACTCTTTCTTGGTCCAGTTGAAGTCATCACATAACCCACTATCCCAACATATTGGTACTCTTCATTCATAGGCTCTTTGGGGTCAGGGAGACCAGGAACACCTGTCTGAAGGTTAACCTCGAATTGTGGTCTTAGAGTATAGAGGTGATCTGGTCCTTTGTAGTTGGCAGGAGCAAGGTACTCTAGTAATGGTAGGACTTGTTCTCCTGGTACCAGTGTCCCAGATGCTACTGCTGCTGCTTCAGATGTGAAAATATATCCTAGTAGTTCTTGTCCTGATCCTGTGGTCATATATGTGTCATTGCCTGTACTATTCCAATTATTGTATAACGGTGTAGTACCGCCTATTGGTTCATCCTCTACAGTAAAATAGAATTTACTCTTTTGTCTGGGTTCTCTATTGTATGATCTCCACTCGTGTTTGACCTCTCTTACCTCCTTCTCCTTATAGTATGCGTGATCTCTTAGCAATCCACTGTAGTAACGGTATATTACTGTACGCTCTGTACCACACGTGTTACCAACACCTACGATCATTACTCGCGCATTACAATCAGTGCCGTGGTTATCTTTGAAGCATAATTTCTTATTACTGTCCTGCACCAGAAGACCACCATAGCCTGTACCACCAGTTATAGTAGCATTGTATGTTGTACCACCTACTACGTTCATAGTAGCCGAAGCAGAACCAGAGTAGTTACTGCCTTGGGTAAATGTTATATCTCCGACTTGATACGTACCTAAAGCGGTACCTGCTGTATTTGGGTTATCACTCCACGCGAAATCCAGTTGTATTGTACTATTACCAGTACCACCACATACAAGATTACCACTAGCATCAAATGTAGCGGTAACGTTAGTAGCATTATTACCAGGTAAGGGTAAGCATATCTCTTCCTTCTCTCCAATATAAAACACTTCATCTTTACCTAGGCGATATCCTCCCTCACCTTCTCCATCAAAGGTAATCTTATAATTTGCGGGTACGTTCTTTAATCCGTCATTAGGACCACCGCCACCATCATTATAGGTGACTTTATAGTCCTGTGAATCAATCGGGTTCTTGAAGCTCCTGCCCGTCTCTAGGATGTACGCTGGCAAGTTGGTCTATACGCTGTTCAAGAGTATTTAGTCTGTCGAATAGAGTATCAAATAACTGAGTTAGGTTACTATGTTTATCATCTCCAGGTATCTTATACTGTATCATATCTGCACCACGTCCTAACATCTGCTCCATACCTGCTATACGTTCAGCTAGGTTAGTTGCAGTCTTTGCTATCATCTCAAATCTCCATTCGTTCTCTTCCTCTATATTAGCGAACTCAGGGATCTGTACCTGTGGTTTACCAGGTTGTTGGTAGTTTGGTTGTTGATCACTAGGATACTTTATGTCCATTAGAAATAATTAATGTTGAGTACAACACGGAATTTCTCATCCGTGCAAGATGTTCCAGCGTGCGGAGTACCTACGGGGAACTTAATCACCCTATTAGCAACCGACTCTACCTTGGGACCATCCTGGAAGAATGTATATCCGTTATTATCATTTAGGTAGAAGACTGCTGTTGTGGCACCATTAAACTGGTCCTCACCATACTCTCCACAGTCAGTATGATAATCATATTCTATCAGATTATCGGTATGGTGGTTTAGGTTTGCTTTTATTCTTATCAGTGCTCTGGGCTTCAATGCTTTAATTATAGGTAACAGGTATTCGTAGAACTCGTTCTGGGGTTGTCCTCCTGCATACAGATAGTTTACCATCTGCCAATTATAGATCTCCTTCGCTTGTAACTCAGGGTCTACCATACGTGCTACGTGCATCACCTTCGCTTGGTTCACAAACCACGGAAAGTCCTGCCCACAGAAGCACGCTTGCATCTTAAGAAAGTCTTCCGTCTTAAGGAAGTTATCTTTCTTCAGGATAATATTATCCTTTACTATATCAACAGTTTCGAAAATTTCCATAATAGTTACGACGCTCGCGGGGTACACTTCAAAGGGTATTAGTTTATTCTAAGAAATCATCGCCAGCCTCCAATTTCTCTCGTATACTTCTCCACGTTGCTTGTACCTTTCTAAGGGGGTTTCCACCACAAACTTCAGCCTTATACAATAGACACCACTTGCCTGAATTGCAAATAAGCTGACGTTCTTCCTTTGTAAAAGTGGCTGTCCACTCAGTCTGGTCGGGCATCCTTTAAACAATCACAGAATCATTATAACACATAATTGAGTGTTAGTCAGTATCTTTGACAAATTTGGCAGTACTGTCATCAATCTCATATGTGAGGACATCAGATGGTAACCATCCCAAATCTTCGGTTAAGTCATCTGGTAGAATGATGTACAATTCGCCTGTGTGATCGTTTTCTTGGATTGTAGTAGTAAATCTTCTAGACATTCTTTTTTCGTATTACATACCTGATCAAAGGTATATAGGTATCTATCTTTTCAACTTTACTGATATCATATGCTTTATGGTGTATCATATACCTGTCTCCGATATACGCTGCACCGTGTGAAACTCTTTTTCCTGTGAAGTCCATTAGCAACAAATCTAAGACGTTGAGAGAAGATACGTCTAGGGTATCCTTCGAACTGTCATAGGTACACTCCCAGTCTTCGCCTTCCCACAACTCCTTCATAAAACTTCTAGCGGTGAAAGAGTAGTCTTCTTTACATTCGTGGTATCCGAGGTCTACACCCATATCGTACAATAGCGTGAAGCATCCCCCACCCTTCTGTTTCTTCCAAGGGCGACCAAGGTACTTCGAGTACTGCTCCTCATATTTTTTGATTAACTTATCTGACATTTTTTACCCTGGGAAATTTTTTTGTATATAGGGGGACCCTAATCGCGATTTCGATAATATACTCGTCCCTATACTTTTGTAGGTTACACTAATGCAACTTTTTTAATATGTCAAAATGTTACTTAGTGAGTACACGAGTTTGTGTTACTTAGTGGGTGCAATCCTACTACATTTGTGTTACTCTGCCTCATCATATTGCACGTCATAACATAACCCTTCCGCTATGAAATAATCACACAGTTGTTGATACTGAAGGAGTTCATTATGTAGGTCACAATCTATTAAGAACTGTGCACACTCTATTTGTTCATCAGGTGGCAAATTACCCTCATCAAGTAACTCTAACCACACTGCAATCTTACTGGGAATGTGTGTAGTCAAGGTCTAAATCTCCATAGGATTGATCTTCATATTCTATCATAGATTGTCCATCTTCGCTATCATCTTCATCTAACATATTGTCGATCCAATCTTTACTATTAATAAGGCGTAATTTGTCATCCATTTGTGTTACCCTCAGTGTTGTAATTAGTGTTTGATTGTTGATACTCACTGCTCTCATAATGCGTGGAGTTTGTGTTAGTAACTCGACCCTTATTACGGTTCGAATTGTTTCTCTTTTCCCTCAAAGATTTAGGTCTATTTGACTTATACGTGTCGTTACGTTTGTAAGTCCTTCCCATTGGAAATTGTGCCACTATGTGACATTGTAGTGTACAACGCTAATTATACAGAATTAAAGGCATATTGTAAACCCTTTTGTGTCATTTTGTGTACATCCCCTATGTGTTGACAACTCGTGCGTTACTAGATAGACTCCTAAGGTTGCTAATCCTCCGCTAGTTTATAACATTTAGTATGACCTTATTGTAGTGCTTATTATATACTTAATAGTACATAGTTTTCCACATTAAAGTAATACTTTTCCACACATATTGTGGAAGAGATAAAATAACATAGTATATTTAATTTACCATTTATTTATTATAGCGGGGATACTAATCTATGGGTCTATTTGATACTAACTCCACTTGAGATTGTTATAATTATCATTCAATTTATCACCGTCTATATGTAAAACATTCCTGCAATCGTTCGTAGTTGGTATAAATGCGGAAGCACATAATCGGGCAATTCTTCTTACTACGGTCTTACCATTTTGCCTTAATGTAACACGTCTATATCCATTTTCATTTAAATGTGTCTTTAATTGCCTCCATTTTCCATACTTAGCAGAATAAACTGTACCATCGCTATCTATAAAATAGTCCTCGTAATCTGGTATCTGTTTGTATACATTACCATCAGCATCTTTGTACGTGTTGTTATCAACTTTAGTGAATAAGTAAGTCATTTAATTAATACCTCATTTCAAAAAGGGGCGACGTTAAATGTTAACGAAATACGATTAGGATGCCCATTTCCTTCATATCCGTGTTGCATATTTGGGGGGTGAATGATAACATCTCCCTCGTTATATGGTACAGTACAATCTAATTGATTGAACGCATTTTGTGCTGTGTTGTTAACAACAACTACAGGGTAATGTGTGCTGCTACAATGTCTACGAAATTTCATCATTGCGTGCTTAGATGGATCGAAGTTCACGAAATATGTGCCACTATATAACACATTGCTGTGCTCGTGTGGTGCATACATAGACCCCTCATTACCCAATTCTAAGTATGAATCAGTGAGTTTAATTGTATCGCCTAAATCATATGCTAGTGCGTCCTTATTAGTCTTACTAATTGCCTCTAATATCATTTCCTTGATATCACTTAGTTCAGGCAATTCTAGGACATTGTTAACACCTAACTGCGATACTTTATGACTGATAGCATATCTTTTATTATCGCTAATTTCAGTTAATGATGATATGTAATCCAGGATGATTTGCTTATGTTCAGTATGATTTTGATTGGTAAATCGTCCCACTGGTTGCATAAACAATCCATAGACAGTTGGGTTCGCTATTTGTTCTAAACTGTCACTTAATTCTTCGCTCATTGTTGTTAATTATAAAAGGACAATAAAAAAGAGGGAAATATTTAATTCCCTCTATTATATAGTACTGATTGATACCTTGTCAACTGTAATTTAATCAACAATAATGTTAGTTACCAATTCAAATACTTCAGGTTGAATATTTGCTTGCCTAGAAAGTGCATCTAGGAAAATGTTAGTAACTGTATCTAATTCGTCACCAGTTAGTGATTCATAGATGTCGAAAGTTTGTGCCATTTGATTAATAACGAAGGTTTGCAATTTAGTCTAGTAACATACCACTAACAAATGGGATTGATGTCTTATCTGATAGTCTGAAGTACCAAGTCCAGTCTTTCTGATATACACCTTCACCCCATTTTCCGACCGCTTCGATAATAGCGTTAAGGCGGGATTTAGTGGTGTTTGATTGCCAACCTCCGTCAAATAGGCGGAAATCGATTCTACTTACCTCAGCAATTTTGTTGCCGTGTAAGTATACACTAGCGTTGTTAGTCTCAGGATCAATTTGTACACTTGTGTTGGAAGATTGCCAGTTAGTTCTGTTAAGAATTGCTTGGTTCATTTGGGATTCAATCTTTCTCATAAGTGTTTTAATTGCGTTGTTATTATTATAATAGGCGATCAGAGGGGTAAATGGGGAAAGTGTGTGTAGGTTATCTAATTGGCACACTTCCCAGGTCAAATGGTGTCATCCTCTGCTAATTTCTTAAATGCCTGATCCATATGAAATGTTGGGTTCATTGAATCAACCAAATGATCCACACATTCTCTATAATCAGTGCCATTTGTTATGCACTTCTGTACATCATTAGCAGTGTAATTACCCTCGTAATTATCACAAACTGATTCTAATGCTGAGAAGATGTTATCAACATCAAGAGAGAAATTGCCTCCTTGATTGTAATCATCATTGCCATCAATGTATCCTTCTAAACAGTAAAGAATTGTAGAGATTTCGTTACCTGTTAGTGTAACATTGTGGACTGAATCTTCAAAACTCATTAATACTCCTCCTGTGCAATAAATGGGGTAATGTTATCATTAGTGACCTTATATCCTGTCACCTCAGCATTAACGTAATCCTGGGAATCATCATCCCTAATTGAATGATTGGAGTTCAAATAGCATTGAATTTCTTCTGCTAAGTGTACAGGATTGAGGGCATCTTCACTATCATATACTATACGAAATGTGAAGTCTTTAACTAATACTTTAGTCATCTAATTCCTCCTCTAATTGTGTTAAGTCGTTGAGGAATAACCACTCGTACTTATCACTTGGATCTTTGCCATCTACAACATATTCTGAATAGATAGCGTCCGCATCTTCGTACATATCGAAGTCAACAAAGGTGCGTAATTTGCACAAGTAATTATCTTCTAAGAGACGAATACTTGCTTCTCTGTGTGTTACCACGTCCATTGAATTCATCTCCTTAATAGTTAGAAAGTGTACGATAGGGTTTGTGTACATATTGTACACAATTAGGGAATAGAGATAACATCATATCTCTTACTCTTTCACGGTCTACACTATCACCACCTCCCCAAGTATAGCGAGGATGGTTAATCTTAGCAGCACTGATTAGAGTCTTACGATATTGCCCATAAGCAGCAAATAAGCGTTCTTTAGTACATCCAGCGATAGGATATAACCCATCATCAGTGTTATAAAAAGAATAGCAATAATCAATGAATTCTTGGATCATAAGGTTTGAATTTCGTTGTTATGTATACAATAGAGCATTTGATAGGCAAATGGGGAAAATGTGTGTAGGTTAGTGTACTGTCACACCCCACTCGTATTTGTCTATACTTTTGTGGCAGACTTGACAGGTTAATGCACACCAAGCAAAATGAAATACCCTTGCATTGTTATTACAATGTGGGCATACTATTTGTTTGCCGTTAACACCTGCACGAGTGAATCTGTTAACTAAGTTCATAGAATTAATGCAAGTTTACGTTTAATAGTGTTCCAAAATTCATTCTCATTATCATCAATGAGATCAATTTGTTCGAGATTGATTAATACATTGAGTGCATCAATCTCTTCAGTTGTTAGTATATTATCAGGCATTATAGACCATCCTTGATTGTTAATGAGTTTGCGTGATTCCAGAGGTTGTTTAAACAAAATGAATGAATTGCGAAGAGATCATTCATATTAACCCCACTCAAATCGTCCCACTCTGAAACATAATCTTGATTGTCAAAATCACCTGTTCCATTATCATATTGTGGGCAAGATCTGAAATCTTGGTTATCATCAACCCAGAATAGTCTTCCGAAAGATTTACTGTGAAACATTGCTAATTCTCCTTAATAGTGTTTACTGATCTGCAATTATATCCCATACTGAGATATAATTTAATAACCAAGTTCTTTGGTCATTTGTGACATTTTGAGTGTACAATATGTCATCCGCAGATTGTAACTCAAGAGAGTTCAATTTGCAGTAGTCATATAATACATCTGAGAGGAAATTTAGCATAATAAAAGTTATATAAAATGGGGTGCAAAAGCACCCCATAAGTGTAATTAAACCTCGGTTTGTAGATACTCAAGATAACGATCAATTACTTGGAGTAATTCGTTACCATTTGAGGCATCTTCGAGTTGTGCAAAAAGTGATGGATTTGCCATTTTAAATGAGCGAGGTTAACAGTTGAAAGAAGGACTTACACTCAATGATTGATGTTAGCACTCACACTAACCCATTGGATGCCTTTATTGTTGGGACTTACACGAATTGGCGTTTAGCAACTAAATGCTTGCGAGATCAATGCCCAACGAGATCAGAGAGGATAGTGTTTGATGTACTCTAGGATCTCATCATAGTCAAATTCAAGTTGCATCATCTGGAATAGTATAGGGTGAACTCGGTGAGGATCTTGGGTGAAGGTCGGAAGATGACTGGTTGGAGTCGTTGAGCGATCCGATCAAAGAAGATATAGGAACGATCTTCCCATTTCTTGTAAGATCCCCATTTCTTGTCTTTGAAGGTCATTTGGGTTGTTCCCTTGTTGACTTCTTAATAATAGGCGATCAGGTGGGTAAATGGTGAAGATGTGTGTAGGTTGTTCAACCGTCACAGTCTGGACAATCTCCAGAATCTTCTACAGTACCATCATTACATCCTATGCAACGATTTTTATGTAGAATCCTCTGCTGCTCTAGTATCACTGACTCGTGATAATCGAACAGTCTTTCGATCTTATCCTGTATGCTCCTGAATAGGTCAGTATCCTCTTTATTGTCTGATACTGCTATGGCATCACTCAACAGTTGATCTATGGTCACATAGTCCTCGTCCGAGAACTCCAC